CCCCTGCCACAATGAAAGGAAATACAAATGAGTAAAACAAAGAAATCTGATTTAATCAAATTTCTGCAAAAGAAAATAGACTCTACTAATATGAAATATCTATACCACACATCAAAGTTTGGTATAGATGAGGACTTAAATTTGGCTTTCGACCAGGAGACAAATGAGTTCAATGAGGAGTTAGAGATAGTTAAGAAATGGTTATTGACTGTTCCAAAAGAAACTTTGTCTGAATTAGAGAAAGGTAATTTAGAGTGGTGGGACGAGTTGGATGTTGGAGAAATGTATCGTATAGAGTTTTTTCATCAACTACACTACGATAAAGATAACACTCTCAACGAAATCGTTATGCAGGGAGAGTTTCACGAAGAAGCAGACATGATAAAACTATGGATAGAAGAATGGAAGGAGGATAAATAACATGGGATTATTAGTAATATATTCATTGTTTGTAACGTTCTACGCAGTTGGTATGACAATTGAGTATGCAAAGGTTACAGGATACAACAGAGGCTATGATGATGCTAAGAAGGATATGTATGATGAATACGGTATGCCATTGCAATCTTATAGCGACGAAGATGAATGTGAGAAAGATATACAATCTTTCAGTCATTCAGAATCTTGTGACGGTGTACTTGTATGGAAGAACAATGAATGTTGTAAGTAAACAAAGATACCCTGGGGCTAACGCCCTGGGGTATTTTTTTTATACATATAAAATATTAGCGTGCGCGCTCGAGCTAGAACAAATGTGTCCAAACTGGTAACTATTAGAGCTCGACTCTCGTCCCTCAGTCGAGCTCTATACCCCCAAGAACATCTAGACGAATTTTTGTTCATATAAATAAAAAGCCCAAATAATTCTATTTGGGCTTTTAAGTCCCCCGGGGTTTCCTACGCCCCGGAGGTGTTGAGGTATAAAAGAACTAAATTAACTTTTTAGACGAGATTTTGGTTTCCAACCTTGGAAGAACTTCAACTTCTTCTGTGGTTTCGTTTCCTTCTTCGTCTAACTCATCAGATTTTAATCTCTTTGTAAAAGAAAATACATCTTGATATTTCTCAATTAAAGCGTTTCCTTCTTCAATACGATAAACTGCTTTATCTTGAACGATTTCTTTAATAGTTTCCATATCTTTTTGTACTTCTTTGTCGTTGGATTGCAAAGCGTGGGTTGTCGCCTTACCAACTATGCGACCTTCATTAGTGGAACTTTCTTTAACCTCAATATCAAATTGGGCTAGTTCTTCGGGCTTTATACGCTTTGCCAATAAAGCTTGTAGTTCCGGTGATACTTTGTTTTTCATAAAGATAAATTATGTCTAAATATCCAGAATTCCTAATACTTTTTAAGGATATTAAAAGATTTTTATCAGCTTCTGAGTATTCGTCAAATACGCCTCAGCTGGACTCGAGCTCAAGAGCTAGACTCTTCAAGTCTAGCTCTATACCCCCGTCAAAAAAAGTTGCTCCTGTCGTTTGCTTTTAATTTTTTTTATCGGTAAATTTAGTCATGCCAAAAGTACGCCCAGACGATAATTCAACCCGACGATTTTTGGGCAATCGTCAGAAAGGAAATAATATAATGAAAACCGAAAAAAGAGAAATGACTGATAGATGTCCTTGTTGTAAGCAATGGTGGACAAGAGAAGTAGACGTTCCTGTCGCAGAAGATGGGATTGAGTTTATTCTCATACACGATTCAAAGAAAAACAAGTATGATTTGACGATTAACTTAATCGACGTACCAGAAGTATATGGCTTAAATGGACACACAGACGTGTACCCAGAACTAAGTCTAAAAGAATCATATCTCGTTATTGAAATGTATGCCGTAAAGTATATGAAAGACGATACAGTACTTCGTGTCGAAAGCAACTTCATGGACACTTATGAGATAAAAGACAGACGAGTAGTATTGACTGCTAATAATGTAACGTCGGCTCTTAAGACTCTAAAGAAAA